ATTTAGCAATAAGTGCTTTTATACCAACCTTTCCATCATACTGCCACATTTCCTCGATTGTTCCCTCAGTTGTTCCCTCAGTTATTCCCTCATTAGTTACCCTAATTTTTGTCGTTTCAGGAAAATGGAAGTTTATACCATCAGTAACAGCAAGCAATGCAACACAACCAAATCTACTAAACCAATCAATACCGTGTCTTAAATGTATTCTACCTGTACAAGTAATTCTTGCAGCACATACATTATCAGACCAGTTAAAGCTGATATTTGAACCCAATGCACCAAATAAAGAGTTATTCAAAATCTTTATAGGTAATTGTTTTACCTTTGCCATTGCAACGTCTGCAACAGTAAGTGTATTATTTACGTACTTAATATGAATTTCAGGGTCAATTTCTTTCAATAATGTAACTTCTTCTTCCATTAACTTCGTACCATTTGCCAATTTCTTGTATATGTTACGTGTTGTAGTAAGATATAACAATAATTTCTTTGTTACACCAGTAATGTCGAAAATCGGGAAAACGTTATCAGTCAATTGAATCATTGGATACAAACTCGCATAGTCAATTTTAATTATACGTTTTGTATAACCAGTTTTGTAACATCTTGCCAAACCACCACTAAATTTTTCATATTTATCTGATTCAGGTATTGCTAAATCGTTTTCATAACTCCATGCAGTTAACAATAAGTTCCAGATAGCAGCAGTACCCATCGTACAAATACGTTGATAAGTGGTTGGAACAATCTTCGCCAACATAAACGATGATTGATTATACAATTCATCAACATGTTCAGTTTCCCAAAGGTCATCAAGAAGGTATTGTTTAACCAATTTTCTACCACCAATAAATGTTGTCAATTTTTTTGGCAGTGCTTCTTTTCTAAACCAAGTAACAAAATCTGGACTTTCGTTGAGATATTTTGTTTTCAAGGTTTTGTATTCATCCTCAGTTATAATACCACCAAGTTTATTAGCTTGGATTGTATATAATTTTAATGCGGTTTCTTGATGTTGATTAGGTATTTCAACATAATCATTAGTTTCATTAGTAACAAACACCTTGTTTTCATGATAATATCTACCAATGGTATTATCTTCTCCCTCAATATATGTACGATTAGGTTTAGCGATTTTTTCAAACTTAGCGATATATTTCAATCCAATTTCCTTTATATCACTATTAACCGCAGCAGTTCTTTTTGTTGCATGAATAATGTCGATAATTGAATATCCCCACATTTCGGTGGCAGTATATTTATCGGCAGTATTACCATATTTAACACTAACATTTCCTCTTCGATTGATTAAAATACCCTCTTTTAAACCATTTGGAACTTGAGTTAAATCCATTTTTAACGTCTTCGCTCTGCCAAGAATATAATCAAAGTCAAAGGTTTCACTGAAATAACCAGATATAACTGCTGGCTTCAAATCATTTATTAAATTGAAAAAATCTTGAATCAACCTAATTTCAGATTCATCATCATTCGTTTTTTCAACCTCCAATATTATTTCAAACCCCCTATTATCACGAACACCAATTGCAAATACTCTGGAAATCTGATATCGCAAACCAGTGGTTTCAATATCAAATGTTAGTTTATGAACGTTTTTATATTCTTCAAATCCCTTAAATAATCTGGTTTGATTAGAAATAAAGAATTGTTCGGTTGTTCTTGGTGCATAAAACCAATCACGATATGGATATACATATCCACCCTTTACATCTCTAATAAAATTACCATCAATATCGGTTGCTTTTTCATGTGGATTAATACCACCATCACGTAAATATGAAAGAATATCATTATATGACCTACGACTTGTTATTTTATAACAATAACCATTCACGAGTCTTTTCTGATTACCCGTTTTTAATTTGGTAATCGTAATACCATGTTTAATTTTCTTGCTTTCAATTAGCTGTTCAGAATGTTCATCATATAATTTACGATTGAATTTTGATAAGTCTTTCATATACATGAAAGGTTCATATTGAACTTTAATGATTTTTGGCTTTTCATTTGGTTCATGTATGACACATTCAGCAAAATTATACCTTGGGTCTGTTTCGACATTCACAAGATACTTTAACTTATCATTATTACCTTCAAGAAATCCTTTGATTTCAGCTAATACTTTTTGTTTATCCATTATATTCTATTTTTCTGTTTTATTTATAAATTGATACGTTAATTGCTTAGTTTTTGGATTATATTTATATTTTAAATCTTAAATAACATATTCACTACTATTCATGACCATCTTCGTATTTTTTGGGAAAATTCCTGATAACCATAATGCACTTACTACATTATTCGCAACAACCTTATAATAACCATCTTTTCCCTTGATTTCAAAATCGAGATGTTGTGTATCGTATTTATCTTGCACAATATACTCTAAAATTTGAACAAATCCAACATAAATATCTTCTTCAAATTCTTTTTTTGTTAAATCAACGCCATGAATCATCGATGTGAATAAAAAATCCTGAAACGGATTTATATCACTTTCATATATTCTTCCCATGTTTGTTTTTAATTATATCATTAATTTGATTACATATTGTAGTTGTTTGATTTTCAATATCACGCAAAAATTCTCTCTCATTGATTCTAATTATATTGCAATTAAAATTTTCTTTTAAAAACAAATCTCTAACAACATCTCTTTCTTTAAATTTTTTTACATTGTGATGACTTTCATCCCATTCAATACAAATATTATAATCTGGAATATAACCATCAATATAATATCTCACAAATTTCTTCTCACAGCCATTTAATGCATGTTGAATTTGAATATTCAACTTCTCAGAAAACACATCTAAAATCATTCACGTTAGATTTTATCTATTAATATAATTTTTTATGTTGTAAAAATATATATTAATTAGCATTATTTTTCATATTTTTCTTTTAATTTTTTTATTACATCACCAAAGACAGATTCGTTTATATTTGATTCGTATTCAACATTATCGAGGACTTTTGAAATTTCATTTTGCTTCGATTCAATTAAACTATAAACATAATAATCTATTGTATCACTAAAAACAATTGGGTAAATAATTACATTATTTTTTTGTCCGATTCTATATATTCGAGATGCTGCTTGAGAATATTCACCAAGTGAATATGGTAATGTTAGAAGAAACATTTTATGTGCTTCGGTCAATGTAATTCCAAAATTTCCTGACGAAAATGTTGATAAAAACAATTTAATTTCACTATTACTATCCTGAAATTTTATAATTGCATTACTTCTATTCTCAACACTTTCATCACCCGTATGTAAAACCGATAGATTCTTATATTTTTCATGTATTATATTTAATGAATCTTTAAATACATCAAAAATAACTAATTTCTCACCAGTTTCTATTATACTATCAATTAACTCACAAACATATTTAATTTTATTGTGTGATGTATATTGTCTAAGTCTAAGCATTACAGTTAATGCGTTTTTTTCTTCAGTTTTTGTGAATTCATTATATGCACCCAATTCAATTTCATCATAAATTTTTTGTTCCTTTTCATCGAGTTCTAATATTATTTTTTGATATGACTTATCTGGAAGGTCTTTAATTACATCTTCAATTTTTTTTCTATATACAAATGGTGAAATTTTATGAAATAATTCCTCAAATTTTGTTTTCGATTCATCGGTTGTCCACCCATAACCAGTTTCAAAATTATATGACATTCCGAGATAATAAGAATAAAAATATTTTTTAGTTTTAAAATCAATTGGACTAATTTCGTGTAATACTGTATAAAGTTCTTTTGCTCTATTAACCATTGGAGTTCCAGATAGATATGCTGAAAATTTTATACCGTTTCTAAATATTTTATCACTAAATATTCTTTTATAATTTTTATATAAATTCGTGTCACTATTTTTTATTTTTTGACACTCATCCAATATAATAGCATCGATTATTCCCACACCCAATTTTTTCTATTTATTATATGCATAGTCTTTGTTAGATGAATTAAAAAATTCATAATTTAATATTATATACTTCGCATTATCTATACTACATGTATTTTTTCTCCAATTTACAATATGTGCTTTAGAATTAGTAAACTTTTCAATTTCCTGATAATAATTGTGTTTCAAACTATTCGGTGTGATAACAACAACTTTCTCAAATCCACTCATTTCACAAGCAGTAATTGCTGCAAGACTTTTACCAGTTCCCATGTCAAGTGCTAATAACGTATTTTTTACTGCTACCATAAATAAACTCGCAACTATTTGATGTGGATATAAACGTACTTCTGGTTTTAAAAACTTATGAACATCATCACTATATTTTTCATAAGTTTCTTCCAGTTCTTGCTTATATTTT